AATAGTAATATGTGCTTTTTGCAATCCCGAACTGGTCTTTAATGTAGGACATCTTCATACCATTATCAGCAATAAAAAACATACCATTGAGGACTTGCTTCAAATCAATGGTTCTTTTCCTACCACAAGTTGCTTTTTTGTGCTGTTCAATCACATCTGAAATCCGCTGAATGAAGATAGATTTTAAGTGATCAAACGTATCCTTATAGAATTTGGTTGAGGATAATTTTGAGAAACTATCGAATAATCTCTTAAAATCAAACATTGAATCTGATTTTAAGCAAGAATATAAAATACAAATTATTTTAATCTTTTTAACGAAGATCGTATTTCTGGACACCCTCTAAAATAATCAGATACTACATTGATAGATATGACTCAAAATGATTTACTGGAAAGAATAGTAAATCACGTTTGAATTTTTTTACCAATGTTGTATTTCTGGACACCCTCTTATAGTAATTTACATAAGTGAGAATGTTAATATTCTTTGATTCAGTTTCAATCCTAAAAATTAACGTTAAATTCATTGACTTAAAAATATATAACATACGATAATATATACATGACAGCACCGACCCTTCAATGGATTTTACAGCAACCGTCATTCAATACACTTGATACGAATATAGAACCGTCAATAACGACTGATTCCGCAGGTAATTCATACATTGCATATTATGGAAATTCTAATGCTTCTGGTCAATCCAGTACTGGATTGGCTGATGTTATAGTCTTCAAAGTAGATACATTAGGTAATGTATTATGGGTCAAACAGCAAGCATCATTCAACACATTAAGCAATGATATTGATCCGTCAATTACCGTTGATTCTAACGGTAATGTCTATGTGACGTATTCAACGGCTGGGGAAGCTCCGGGACAGTCTCTTACAGGGTCCTCAGATATAGTAGTTTTTAAATTAGATAATAATGGTAATACATTATGGATCAAAGAACACTCATCTTTCAATACATCAGGTGCTGACACGGTTCCAGCTATTAGCGTCGATGCTGCAGGTAATACATATATCTCCCATCAAAGTACTGGGGCGGCATCAGGCCAAACCCTTACAGGTTCATTTGATATAGTAACGTTTAAACTAGACACTAATGGTAACACTCAATGGGTTCGTGAAAGTTCGACATTTAATACCACAGGTGGTGATCAGGTCCCGACAATTGTGGCGGATGCAGTTGGTAATTCTTATACTGCTTATTATACACCAAGTGTTGTTCCAGGACAATCTGATACGGGAGTTGATGACATTGTAGTCTATAAATTAGATACTAATGGTAATACTGTGTGGGTCCGTCAAAATTCAACATTCAATTCGACCAGTAATGGTTTGTATCCTTCCATTGCTCTTGATGGATCAGGTAATGTCTATGTTGCTTATGAGTCATCTGGTGTCGCATCTGGTCAAACCTACATGGGAGGAGGATATGATATAGTGGTCTTCAAATTAAATAGTAGTGGTACCACTCAATGGGTTCGAGAAAGCCCAACATTTAACACATCTGATCAAGACCTCTTCCCTTCCATTGTGGCTGATTTAGCCGGTAATACTTATATTGCGTATCAAACGATTGGAACTGTATCTGGAGGGTCAGACGCACATGGATTGGACGGAGGAGGATCAGATATTGTTGTTTTTAAACTGGATACTAATGGTACGACACAATGGACCTTACAACAACCAGTGTTTAATACACTGGGGGATAGCGTCAACGCTGTCGTGGGTATTGATGCTTCTGGCAATGTTTATGTCAGTTATCAAGCTAATGCAGTTTCTTCAGGTCAAGTCTTGACCGGTACTCAAGATATTATCCTATTCAAATTGGATCAAAATCAGTGACCTCCTTGTTTCAATCATGATACTAAAATCCTCTGTATTGACAAAAATCTGAAAGAAGTTTATGTTCCTATTCAAGATATCACACCAGGAATGATTGTCAAAACTTACAAACAAGGTTGCCGCAGGGTTGAACTATGTGGTAAACGTACAATGAATAATGATCCATCTCGTTGGAAATATTGTATGTATCGAATGCCCAAAGACACAGACATGATAGATGATTTAATTGTGACCGGCGGTCATTCAATACTCGTTAATTGGTCACCAGCTGATTTTGAAAGACAATCCCAGTTATATTGCCGTAAAAGATACAACATTGCCGATAAATATTTATTGTTAGCTGCGGCATCAAATCGTTTTGAGAAAATCAATGACACCAAACAATACACATATTATCACTTAGTATTGGATGATGAGGGTGACCGGACACGAGATTATGGAATCTGGTCCAACGGTGTTCTGACTGAGAGTCAATCACGCGAACATTTATTGGGACATCAATTTGATGTAGTCCAAGATTGGTTAACTTACAAAGGGTAGTTTGAAAATTTGAAAGTTTGAAAGTTTGAAAGTTTGAAAGTTTGAAAGTTTGAAAGTTTGAAAGTTTGAAAGTTTGAAAGTTTGAAAGTTTGAAAGTTTGAAAGTTTGAAAGTTTCAATTTGTAATCATACCGGAACAAAGTATGAATTTTACTACACCAACTTATGTCTTCATTTAGTTCGTGATGAAATATATATATATATGCTCGTGGCAGCAAAATGTATCAATGTTTTATCGAATAGTGTCTATTGATCACACAAATATTTGTTTGATTTGGTCAAAGTTTGATCCAACTACTATGACTTTATTATTGGCAGCTATAATACTATATATAATATTGATTGATATAAAATCATTGATCTGGCTCATTGGGCCCCCGATGATAATGATTGTTTTACCACTTAAGAATATACAATTGACAAGAAATGAAGACCCAAAATCCAAATTGATTGTCTTAAATGAGTTAATGATGCTGAATTGAAGATTCAAATTATTAATTTGATAGGTATTTAACACAGACCCACCGATCGAAATAACTCCATCCTCAATGTTCTGTGAATCAGGTATAGTTCTATCATTTCGAACATAATTATCCTTTGTATTCCGTGGTAGAAAAAGTACAGTATTTGATGGAACTGTACAAATGAATGTTTTTAAATGATTAACGTATTCATCAATCAATTTCCGAAACAAGTTCTGATTCATGGATCGATTATTTAATGATAAAACCGGTGAGAAAAACACGCATTGCGAGGCACCGAAATATGATTTACAATCATATTTGTCACACCGAATAATTTGAAATAATTATTGACATACTTTTTAGTGTTTTTCGTCAATATTTTAACTTGAGGATATATATCTCTAATTTGTAAGAAATGTGGGAGACATATGAAACTTTCATAGACCCAATGAGAGAAAGCATCTTCACCTGGACAATCGAAAATGTAGTAATATTCTATTTCGTCAGTGAGTGCAATATTTTGTGATATAGTAATGTTCAGAGTGGGTTGACATAAAGAACATTGATAACCGTCCACGTTCTCAAATTTAGAGGGTGTCCAGAAATACAACATTGGTAAAAATTCAAAAGTGATTTACTATTCTTTCCAGTAAATCATTTTTGAATTTTTACCAATGTTGTATTTCTGGACACCCTATATATCAATAAATCTCTATATATTGATATATATACCATGATATGTTACATATTAAATTGATTATTTTTGACCTTGATGGTGTTCTGACTGAAACAAAATGTTACATTATGAAAACCTAAATCTCGCATTGAAAGAATATGATGAGAAATATGTTATCAACTATGATGAACATATCGCCAAATATGATGGACTCCCCACTAGAAAAAAATTAGAGTTATTGACAATTGAGAAAAATTTGCCACAAAATGCACATAATCAAATAGCCAAGTCAAAACAAAAAAACGCTTGATCTAATTGAGAAATTTCCAACCAGATGAACGTATCATTAAATTGTTATCAGAATTAAAAACTCGTGGTTATCTACTATATTGTGCCAGTAATAGTGTCTATTCGACATTAAAAAACACCCTAATTAAGAAAGGATTTTGCGAATATATCGATTTTATAATCAGTAACGAGGACGTCAAATATCCAAAACCATCACCAGAAATCTATTATCGTTGTCTGGAGAGAGCCAATTTGTCACCGTATGAAGTCTTAATTTGTGAAGATAGTCACGTAGGGCGGTTATCAGCATTAAGAAGTGGGTGCCATTTGTGTCCTATCATTGATCAACGTGATTGTACATTAGATAAAGTATCACAATATATTGAATTGGCACATGAATACAATAAAAAGAACAATTTTGTTGATTTACGCTGGAAAAATGAAATAAATGTCATTATTCCTATGGCTGGTAGAGGGAGCCGGTTTATTGATGCTGGATATACGGTTCCAAAACCATTAATTATATTGAAAAACACAGGTAAATCCATGATTGAAACAGTTATTGAAAACCTGAATATAGATGGAAACTATATTTTTATTGTCCAAAAAGAGTTCCTTGATAACCACAATTTGGAAGAAATTATCAAAAAACAGACAAATAAATATCATATCATAGGTATCGATTATGTAACCGAAGGGGCAGCATGTTCTGTACTATTAGCCGAACAGTTTATTAATAACAATAATCCATTATTAATCGCAAATTGTAATGAATTTTTATATTCTATGAAAATGATATTGATGAGGGAATTCAAACATTTTACAGTGATGAAACGAAATGGTCATATGTTTTGACGAATCAAAATGGTATATGTACTGAAGTTAAAGAAAAAGTAATAAGTAACCATGCATCAACAGGTTTATATTGGACACATGGAAGTGATTTTTGTTATTATGCAAAACAAATGATTAGTGAAAATATTAGGACCAATGGTGAATTCTATGTTGCACCAGTGTATAATTCGGCGATCCAGGATGGGAAAAATTCAAAATTAAAGATGTCCATAAAATGTGGGGGATTGGTACTCCAACAGATCTTTAATTTTTTGAAAAAATTATAAATATCTTAATAATAATGAATATAAATGAATTTAGAAATGATTTATGATGATATGAAGACACGAAACTATGATAGTATTATCAATCATCACATGATGATTGATGCTCAATTAAATACCAGATTTGATCCGAGACGGTGTTTGTGTATCTTAGAGAGATACAACGAAAAGAATTTTACTGCAACTGATAAATATTATTGTTTGTTGAATGATTTGTCCAATTTATTCGGTCAACAGACATATTATCATTATGTTAATACTGACGAGAAAAATGGCACATTACATCACACTTTATAAAATTATTGGATTTAATGATATGAATAATTATCGAAATAATCTTGACCAATATTGGTAAATATTGGTAAATATTGTCTCATATAATAGACATAAAATATACAGTAGTCTATAGGGACATTAGTTTTACTAAGTCTGGTTTGTGTCTGTTAGGATATCCAAGTATTGATATTAATCAATTGAGATGTGATATTAAAAGTTGTTACAAGACAACAATATGGATGTTTTTGAACCATATGAACAAAATATCATACACTCAACAATTATGCGTTTCTCAAATTCATTTGATTTGAGAAAAGAAAATATTGATTATATTATTGATAAATATGGCGATCAATTGATTGGTTCGGGTCAAATATCTGGGTTAAATGTTGAGTTAGCATCATGGAAAACATAACTAAAATTAATTTCACAGATTAATATAAATGAAATTAATTAGTCATAGACGTAACATTAATGGTCCAAACGAGTTGACGGAAAATACTGAAGAATGTATTCTATACACAATTAATTTAGGATTTGATTGCGAAATTGATCTTTGGTTAGTCAACCAACAAATATTTTGGGACATGATGGACCAGATCATACGACAACGATTGATTGTCTCCTTCAATATAAGGATCATTTATGGTGTCATTGTAAAATGTTGAAATATTGGAATATTTTTGTACCCATCATGTCGGTTTAAATTATTTTGGCATCAAAATGATCAATATACATTGATCATCACATGGATATATGGGTCTATCCCAACCAAAAATTACCGAAAATTCCATCTATGTATTACCGGAAAAACGGATTTTGACCAACTTATACAGGAATGACATATATGAATATGTTCTGATTTTGTGATCCAATATCACAGAATAATGTGAAATTACAATGCTTTCGGGCAAATTTATGGAAAACAATCGCCATTTACAAAGTAAATGGCGATTCATACATTATTTTACAATTAATTGTGAGTGATTGACCGATTTAACATTTGCCTAAATTGTATAATTTATGATAAAACGATCATCACAAAAACGAACTTATGTCTTGACACAAATAGATGACGACACCCATTTTTAGTATACACTTAGGTTGTATACTGTTTTGAGAATGTTGTCCGTATCTGGATTATCGTCATCTTCTTTGTCTTGTTCATCTTGTAGTTTATTCATACAATTGACACTACAACACCTACCGAAGCATGATACTATGTGTATGTCATATGGTTTTCCACACCAATCACAATTAATAATACCATGACTACGACATGTTTCACAAATAACATGTCGTGCTTGATGTGGCAGTTTTCCGCACCAGTTACAGAATTTTCTTTCACATTCTATACACATTCCATGTGTGATTTCTCTTGCTGGTTCTTCCATGTGTCCACATTCTGTACATTTACCATCATTTAACAACTGCCACCGACATTTGTCACAAAAATGAAATGAATGGAGACAAATATTATGACATTTCAAACAATTTGCCATTTATTCTGATAAAATAATGAATCATATATTCCAAAATCAATTTTATTCATGAACGGAATTCAATTCGAAGACGTTTTTATTCTATGAACCGAACCAAAAATAAAATTTTCAAAATGAATTTTTCAAAATACAATAAAATTCTCGAAGTGGAAAAAGGTTTTTCGCAAAAACGGAATTGGATTTCATAAATTTAAAATTTTGGGATGAAAACTCAAAGACAACTTTTTGTGAAATTAAAAATTGAAAAATTTCAGATTTGGGAATTTTTAATTTTTTTTAAAATTTATTTAAAATTTTTAGAAAAACACTGATTGAATGAATATTAAAAATCGAATAAAATTAACCAGTATATGGTCTTATTATAAAATGGAATTTTTAATTGATCTTTTATGAATTTTTTGAAAGGGAAAAATAAGCAAGGTGTGAGCGAATTACTTTGAAATATGTGATTCATATATTATTTTGGATTTTCAATATTGATCAGAATCGATTTCGATGGTCTTCATAACACAGATAAGATGAATATGTGTATGATTTTTATGATGATCATAAACACAAATTATGTAAAATGTTAAATGGATTTAATCATTACAGATTAAATGATGATGACGTAGAAATCCAATTTCATCATAAAATTATGATGAAATGATTAATTTCTGATGCACGACGAATAAAATGTAAAATATTTTAGGATTATGTAATTTTAATTGTGAAAAGTTTTATTTTAATTCATTATACCATAAACCATCCCAGCACCATTAATCGGACATATGTCCATATTTTTCGATCATAGTAATTCCATATGACACATATGGAATTATTAGAAATTTAACAATTTCTAGTTAAAAATTGTTAAATTATGTAATTTATGTCTTAATTTAACAATTACATATGGATTGAATTATGATTAAAATTCAATTTGAAATGGTCACATCCTCAAAATTTAGCATAGAAAATTTATAATCCATAATAGTCATTATTATGATATTTTTACACGTAAATTCACCAATAGTTCCGGAGATTGTGAATCGTAAATGAGTAAAAAATTAGCTGAAAAATGAGTAATAATATATATACAGATCATTCAATATATCATATATATGGATAAGGAATACACTTGTCCCGTGTGCCACAAATGTTTTTCACGAAATGATAATTTAAAAAGACATATGAAAATGATACACGCACCAGAGCGTATGGATAGAGAACCGGATAGAATCCAGTGTCCTATATGTCATAAAACTTTCACTCGCTCATCTTATATTAAAAAACACTTAGAATTGGTCCACAAAACATTTGAGAATGAGCCAACGGTATCTAACTTGATCTCTAAAATTACAGAGCTTCAATCTGAATTGAAGGAAAGAGATGAACAAATTAAATCCAAGTTGGAAGCCAATAATGAACAACTTAAATCTGAACTGAAGGAACAAATCAGTCATGAATTGAAAAATAGCCAACCATCTCAAATTAACCAAATATTGAATGTCATTTGTGTAACAGGTCATGACAATTATCTGGATATGTTAACTGATCGGATGGGTAATTTCGACCAAGCAATCGAATATATTAAAGATTGTGCATTATCAGATTTAGTAGGAGACTGTAAATTAATTGAGAAAATTTATGCTAACCAAAATCATGAACTGAGTTTCTCAATCAACCAGAAAAATTCGAATGTAACCTATCGAAATGAACAACAACAATTAGTTACTGAGAATAAAGACACATTTGGACGTAAATTAGCCAATAACCTACAAAATAGTTATTTGAAAGGAGTGAATCATTTGATTCAACGTAATTTAGAATATAAACATAATCCTAATCAGTTGTTGGATGAATATGATTTAATCGCCTGGAATCACCATATATATCAATTGTCTGAGAATCAGCATCAACACAAATTATTAAGTCAACTTAAGTTATCCTATTAATAAACAAAATTATTTTGTTCTAGTCTAAAGAAACTGTTTATTGGATCATCTGATCTGTAAAATTTGAATGTTAATAAATTAACATTCATCGGATGAATGTTAATTTATTAACATTCATGGAGCAAAAGTGTCCGTTTATCAATGTTTTGGGACACCGTTGTCCCATAGCAATATTATCCTATTATAAATGTTGTCAACGACACCAATGTCATAAACCAGGGTGTATGGATGTGATTGTCAATATTAAAAATAACAAATATTGCCAGCAACATTTAACAGAAAATCGATGTCACTATGGTATGTGTGAAAATCTCTCAGTCAATGGATCTATTTATTGTCAGGCACATACGTGTTACTACGGGTCTTGTTCAAATATTAATACAACAGGTAATCAATATTGTGTCATCCATCAACCAATTCGGTGTGATTATATTGATAAAGATGGACATCGTTGTAAATGGGTTGTGGATCACCCATCAATTGATGAACATAACTTTTGTCAACGACATATGTGTCAATATTGTGATCGGGATCCGTCAGGAAGTTCGTGTTTCAATCCAATAAACAATGACACGTCTAGATATTGTTCAGAGCATAGCAGCCGATGTTCATTTGTAGTTAATGAACAACAATGTCAGTGTGAGTGTCAAAATGACGAAGAGAGTTGTGATGATCATCGGTGTGAAGAATACCGGTGCGCAAGGAAATATGTGACAACCATTCCTAAAAAGTTCTGTCAATATCATCTTGATATCCACAATTTTCTCTTGCATGAATTCGAATGAAATAATATTCGAGTCACCGACCATTTCAGAAAAATTGATTGAATCAATATGCACATTATTATGATTAATTATATCAGCAAGTTCCTAATGGAATCATTAAAAAATGGATTGTTAATTGAACTAACTAGTGATGCACCTAGAGCTCAGTATAAAAGGAGGGAATGGGATAGTAAAAAAACGATCATTCATTGGGGTCAAAGAAAGTTACTTATGTCTGAAATTATGTTCTTGACCAGATATGGTGATCAAAGTAATAAAATTGTGTACGCGGGAGCTGCTCCCGGGAATCATATATTATATTTGAGTAAACTGTTTCCAAATCATCGTTTTATGCTTGTCGATCCTAATCCGTTCGGAATTCAAGAGACAGATCATATTACGATTATTAATGATTATTTTGATGACAATAAAGCACATTCATATGCTGGTCAAAATATTATTTTTATCTCCGATATGAGAACAGCCGATTATCGCCAAATGAGTCCAATTGAGAATGAACAATTCATTCTTAAGGACAATGAGACACAAATGCGGTGGATCGGTATCATGAAACCAGCGAAATCAATGATTAAATTTCGTTGTCCTTATCCAGATGTGATTAAGGGGCCAACACAAATGTTTCAAGGAACCATCTATTTACAACCGTGGGCACCCCCAACAAGCACTGAGACAAGATTAGTTATTGATAATGAACTTCAACTTATACAATATGATAATTTGAAATATGAGGAGCAGTTATTTTATCACAATACTATATCACGTTTCGCAGCCTATTCACAACCAGTTAAAGGCGAAGGATTAGACAACCGTTTTGATGCGAGTGCCGAAGTATTTATTTTATATGAATTTTTGTCCAAGTTTCCTCAACATATCAAGGGATCAATGTACAAAACCATCTCGGAAATGAGTCGTGAGATCTCACATAATATTACGAACACTGCTAGGACACTGGCAACACCGATGAAAGATCCAGAAGAACGGAGACATTTTCCGAAAATTGATCATCGTGGTTTTTATTCAACGAGCAAGAAGTAATCATTTTAATCAGTATCTATGTATTTAACTCAAAGAGGTAAATATATACATATTTAAATTTCATAAAATAATTTAAATTACATCACCGATATCATCGCACACGAGTTCTTCCGTGTCATCCTTTGTTACAAATCTGTCTTTTATTACATCCAATAATCTGTTAACTAAGTGTACATTGAGTTCATGGCTGTAGCATTTTCGTTGAATTTTATTGATACCAATAAAACCACTGCATATCATACATGGATTATTTGATGAACAATTTCCACAATTCAAATGATTACCATACTTTTCCAAGAGCAAAATCTCATTTGGTGTTAGATCAACCACACAATCAATATTATCAAATATCATATCAAGTGAAACGAGGCATCTTTCTTTATCGCCAAGAGAATGACAAGTTTTATCAAACCGAACTTTAATCTTATCGATAAATATATTCTCGTCAATGAGTAACATACCAAATGTCATACAGAGACCACCTCTCACACATATCTTAGTAACCGAAAAATGTTTGTCACACACTTCTTGTGTGTTGGTACACATTCAATATGTACCAATTGCTGGTGGTATAACAATGTGATATCACAACAAATATCATCAATGTGAATATCATCCAAATTTTCTGGACAATATGATTCGCCATATTGTCTAAAAAACCAACCATATCAGAAAACACTTTGCTGGTAGCATCAGATTCTGATTGGACCAGAAATTTTGGTAATTCTGAAACTTTTAAGTCCACTGGATTGAAATTTTTGTACATAATTTCACCCAAATCAATAAGATAGAACATTTTATGTCAATTGTGTATAATGTCACACACAAAGATTTCAATTTTTCACACACAAAATATCGAAGCACCCAAAATAATTTCTTGGTACCACTCGAAAACAAGACGATATAACGACCTGTTAGTACGAGTAATCTTTTATCCATTTATCAACATTGTATGATGTATTATGATGACACATTTGACATACATAGTAAAATGTATTTCGATGTCCGTCCCAACCACCATGACGGTTATATTGATGTCCTATTTGCCTGCACAAATCTTGCAGTTTTTGTGTTTCAAACTCAAGGTGGGACTTGAGATCTTTTTCCTTTATTTGGAGCACTTGTATTTCAGACATAATATTGTTGACGATTTCGAGCTGTTGTTCCATTTAACACATTATCTTGAGTAGATTCTTGGAATATTATGTTCATTTTTCATGATTTGTAAAATATATGCTCAAACACTCAAATAATTACGAATCACAAGACATGCCATATCTTCATAGGATGTACCATTATCAAAATTACCCATATAATTTTCATCTGGTAAATCTAACAAATGTTTGCCTGTACGATCGAAAACTGATTTTCAACCGTATCAATCCATCGACAAAATTTTAAATCATCAGCGTCAATATGTCCCTCATGGTAACTGAAATAGTATGTTTTGTACATATCAATGTTGTTCTCCATTTTATATTTTAGTGTAAATAAATTGGATATCTGCGAAAATCAAATTTTTTGGATAAATTTGAGCTGCAATCATTCATTGAACCGTTACATAATTCACGATCATTGGTATATTATTATACCGCACGGTCAAGTATATTTGATAAATCATTATAACCACAACATATGGAAGGATTAGTATTGTCATCTTTTTGTAAAATGAGCACTTGTCCAATTTGCATGGTCTCTTGATTACCACAGGTACAGATCAACCCTATTTGCGCAAGTGTTTCTAAATCATATCGATGTATGAGTTCAAGACCACTTTGTTGATTATATTGAGCTATACCGTCACTCTTGGAATATTTTGGTAGATAAACATTAAAAACATACACTTCTCCAAAAGGAGTCATTTTTGTCAAATATTTTCCAAAATCTTCAATGGGTGCATCGAAATAGTTAGTTTTCCATAAAATTTTAGTATCATATGAATTACATATTACTTTATCTTTATTAAAGTCAATATTGTCCATCTGTTGAGGTAATGGCCAATTAGATATAGAGGACGCATATAGATCAATTGGTGTATTATTTTGACCATTTGATAATGATATGTATCTGAATACATAAGGCATGATCTGGTCATAAAATGACATTGTTGTTGGATTCGTGTAGCAAATACACATTATTTTGTATATAATTTGAAGAATTCGAATGGTACCATAATTGATCAATCCAATTAAATTTTATATATATATACATTATACATAATCCAACTGAACGAATGTCTTCACAATTTTTCATCATCAATATGACAAATCATCATATGTGTCTCAAGACACATAAACCTCACACATTAAAATGGATGATTGATGCAGATAGTGCACATGGATGGAGTCTCCCCAATGATGCAGATCATGACACAAAATTCAAAATTAAACATGATGGTAAAGTGATCGCAAATTTATGGATTGATCGTAACGGGGTGTTAACTGGCATCAAAAACAATAGTGATAAATTCCTTGTTATGGGTGATGATGCTAGACATGATCGATTTGATTTTGGTGAATATTTAGACATTAGTCGGCGTAGTGATGCATCGGCGACTCATCCACATACACATAAGCCAGCTACTATTATTATCAAACATGTCTGTCATTGAATATAATTCAAAAACCAACTATCTGTATTTGATATTTGAAACATAGGCAAAGTATGTTTCAAATAGTTGACACCTATTCATGACCGTCATTAATGTCACATTTTGCGTATAATCCATATAACCAATTTTAAACCACATTGATGTATCTCTTATGTCTAAATCACTTACTATCGTGAAAGAAACAATTTCATTATTTGGTGTCTTTTCATAACAAACTAATTCCTGAGAATCCATATATTCACCAATGAGTCTGTGTGTTATTCTCATTAACGTAATTGATTGATTTGTTATTTTATTATGTACACGGATACACATATCATAATCAGTAGCTTTCTTCTTGAATTTCAATTTGGTATAATCATAATCCACTTTGACTAAGAGACAGCACTTCGATCCGAATTCCAGTGTAATTTGATTGACACGTAAGTTAACTTTTTTAGTGGGTAAATGAATTTGTATATATATATATGATATTATTCATATATGACCTTAAACTATTGAGTTTGTCTTGGAATGTGTAAATGTATTTTTCAACAATAAAATCATCGATTGATTTAGGAGAATCTGACTCTGGTTCAGGGTCAGAACTGTTAATAATAGTCTAATCCGTTTTTTTCAAGATGTGTTGATACGCTTGGTCCAGTTTTTCATCCTCGGTATGTTTACAATCATATAGTTACATATATAAGTTTATGAAATAAATTTATATCTAAACATACATATCAAATTTTATTTGATATATGAATCTTTAACTATAAATAAACATTGTTCTGTTTGAGTGTTGACACATTCAGCGAATATATTTGGCAGTATAAATATATTTACAGATTCACAAATAATTTGAATCTATACATATATCGATGCAGCGATCAAAAAGAGTACAACAGGTAGCTGAAAAGCTACCTCAACCAACAGAAGAAGTCACACGATTATTGAACAATCATGGGTATACACCGAACAAATTATTGGGATCAGGTGGATATGGTAAAGTTTACCTTGCAACTAATAAAACTAAATCGAGTGTGGCCATTAAGGTTATATTAAAGTCATCAGATAACAGAGCAGACATTATGAATGAAATTGACATATTTGTCCAGATTAGTAGAACATTGTCACGAAAAATTTTTATGTTTTATTGAGTTTACTGAAGATGAAAAATTTTATATTATTACAGAATATTTGGATCGATATACGCCAGTTGCTTCAGTTATGGCTTTGTTAAAGCCGCTGATTAAGATTAAAATAATTCAAAATATCGTCGGAAATGTCGTGGAATTACATGATATGAAGATTATCCATAGTGATCTGGCGCCTACTAATATTATGACCACATCTAACGGTGAGATTAAAATCATTGATTTCGGGCAATCGTGTTATGTTGACAAATGCAACAAAGTATTAGGAAGCAAGACCAAACATTTGAATCGTTAATACAGGCAGAATATTGGGCATTAGGTATTACAATTATGAGAATCCTTGGTCGATCCCATATGATCCGCGTGCGGCTGCAGAACTATATCTTATGAACATTAAACCAATAGAAGATTTAATGTTATCTGGTTTCGATCAGGACGTAATTCGACTATATTTAGGACAGATTTATCGAGATGATAATCTTATCTTATTTTTATCGGAGCTTTTAGCGCCATATCTTCAACGTGAATTGGATCAATCATTGTTCAGTCAGGTTGATAATGTTTCATTAATTGAACAAAGAGACACAGAGATTGCTCAATGGAATCAACAACAAGAAAAAGGTCAAATAATATCCAAATGGTTAATAATTAAGAGGGTGTCCAGAAATACAACATTGGTAAAAATTCAAAAGTGATTGACTATTCTTTCCAGTAAATCATTTTTGATTCATATCTATCAATGTAGTATCTGATTATTTTAAAAATAAATATTTTATTATGATCCATAGGTATTTTTATATTTTCTATAAACTCGAAACACACAGAGTGACACCACATGAGATAATTTTTGGATGTTTACTTATGGACGAACAATTGATAACATGTGATACATAGTAATGCTAAATACAAATATGTCCGATATGAATCAACGGTCTTGGTGTATTTGATCATCAGTCCTCTAAACCCTCTAATATTACCATTCAATCGCTCAATTCGATTACGATATTGATTGAGCATAGTCATTTCTTCGGTTGGTCGGTGATGACTCATCTATGAGGGAGATCGTGTTCTTTTTGGTTTTGAGATGAGATGTATCTTATGTTTGTGCTCTATCTGGTCAATAGATCTGCGGCCTGCAGATCCTGAATCAGCCAAACAATTCAAACCAGTCAGATCTGTCATGGATACATCAATGGTCTCTG